AACCGCTTAAATCCACTTGATTCCAACCGGTACGGATTTTATTGGTCAAGCCTGATTCCGTATTTTTGCTTGAGTCAAAATTTGCCAGATAGTATTCAACTTTCTTACCTGTAGACTTACCCGTTGCATCCAAAGCGACGAATACCACCTTGAACCAGCCGTTTTGTGTTTGCAAAGAACCTTGGGTAAAGGAGTTGCCATTCTTCATAACAAGGTATGCGTAAGTTGTATTACAAACCCATACGCTGTTGAACTTACCATATCTCGGTGTTCCTTTGACTGGGGTATTTTCAGTCTTGACTTTGTATCCGTTCGCATCGGTCAGATATATTTTAGCGCATTTGTCATAGGTTGTTTGTGAATCATTATACGAGTCGCTATAACCGAAAGCTACGGCAAAATTACTACCGCTATGGCCACCATTGGGCCAGTACACGCTACATTGATTCTGATAATCACCCTGCGTCATGTTATGGAAGTTAGAGATGGCAAAACCTCCATTCCAAAATTCATATTCCCAAGGCTGTCCAGATACCCACTCTTGCTTCAGATAGTTGATAGGGAACTGAATGTACGTACCGGAATCACCTATTTGAGTGAGGTAGCCAGTAGTTACTTGATTTTTGTCTGCGGATGCTGTATAGAGGTTGGCTCCATACTGGTCGGATGCCATCACATCTGCCGACACATTATCGAAGTCGATAATTGCATTGGTCGCATTCGTAGCGCGGGTTTGAATCGCACTCTCTTCATACGGAGAAAGGAAATCATCGTCGGATGAACATCCTGTAAACACTGTGGCGGCCATTGCTACAACGGCCATTGTCATGATTTTGTAAAAGTTTCTCATATTCAATCGTTTAGTGAAACATGTATATACAAAAAAATCCGTTTGTCACGATGGGTAATCGTATCAAACGGATGCAGTGTCTGTATCAATTTCTGGAGAGTCGGCCTAACGCCGGAAGCCCACAGCCAATCATGCTGTAATTGAACAAACGCCAGATCCCTGTGGCGGTTATCTCATCGTGTTTGCAGCAGGTCTTCTGACTTATTCCGGATTACCACGCCTTCCCAGTCTATCAACCAGTGGCAGGTTGCGGTAACCTTTTGTTGGAACTTACAGCAGCAAGGTCTGTCCCGGATTCGCACCGGATTCCCTTTTCATCCTATCGGGTCTTTCGACCGTTAAGGAACTACAACGGCACAAAAGTAACAAAAGTGTTTCAAATCTCATTCTATGATTCCGAATTATTTTTCCCTCACGGCCAACTTTTTTTGAAACATTTAGATTATCAGGAAATTCACAAGTTGTCGTTTTCATGAGATAGTTGCATCAGATAAACTCTTTATCCGGGCTTCGGCTACTCTTTATAAAACGGCGATATGGAAGAACCGAACAGAAGGAATATGCAGGACAACAACCGGCTGATGATACAGGAGGCGATCCGCAAAATCGCGTTGGGGCGCAGTATCGAGCGTATCGAGATGGCTCCGGGCGGCATGGGTGGCGTGGGTACCGCCCGCATGATTCACGGCTATGTCGCCAAGATACATGACGACCCCAGCGATGAAGAGTTCGCCGACTACGGCGGCACGGTGGACGTAGGCGAATATCCCGACGAGACGGCCTCGGCGGGCGGTATCATCCACAAAGGCGTGTTGCTGGCTGCCGCCCGGAACAACGAGGGAGGTTTTCTCATCGTGCCGACCCTTTTTTCGGAGGTGACCATCGTACTGGACGCCGCCACCCGCCATGCTTATATCGTCAATTACTCCCATGCCGAGACCATCCGCATGGAGGCACATTCGGAGGTCCGTATCGGCATGACGGAAACCGAGGCTCTCGATCCCGACAGCGACTCTTCGCCCGACTACGACGAGTTGGAACCGACCGGAAACGAAGCCCACACTATCTACACGGCCGAAGGTATCACGGCAACGGTCAGGAACGACAGCGGCAAAGAGTCGTCGGTCGTGCAGGGCGCGGAAGAGATTGCGCAGACCGTCGATAAGTCGGAAGTCAAACAGACCGCTGACAAAATCGTGCAGAAAGTAAATTCCACGACCGTCGCCGTAGCAGATAACAAAGTGACGCTCGGCGACGAGAACGCCACCGAACCGCTGGTTTTGGGTAACGAGCTGGCGCAGCTCATGCTGGACTTCTTGACGGAGTGCAGCAAAATCATGACGCCTACGCTGATGGGAACCATGCAGCCGCTGAACTTTCCCAACTTCCTCTCGCTGACCTCCAAGATTCAGAAATTCCTATCCAAAACCTCCTATACCAAATGAGCGTCACCCTTCATCCCGGCATCGGCGGTCTGGATCCGCAGAGTTTGTGTTACAGCCTTTACCGCCAGTTATACCAGACCTTCTTCAACGCCCAGGAGCGCAAAAGCGAGAACAATCCTTACGGCGTGGAGGAGGGCGACGACACGTCCATCCGTCTGCACAACACGGCTTATGGGTTTGCCGAGGCGATTTCGTCCGGCGTTTCCGGAGATGGCGGCGGTTCCGGTAGCTGGGCCGGCTATCTGCCCAGAAGCGGCGGCGACATGCAGGGACCGTTATGCGCCGACTACGGCTTTACCGCCGGCATCGACAACCGTCGTCTGCTGAAAACGTACCGCACCCCACAGGCTGATGATGCGGGAAACATCATCGGTTACACCTACGGTATCCGTCTAACGGGCGACGTACATATTGGCGGGAACCAACTCTTTGTGGGCGGCATGCAGCCGCTCCGTTGCGAGCAGGCTACCGGCACGATTTACCTGAGCGGGAAACGGGTCGATTTCGCCGATGCTCACCTTTTCCTGACCGGAAGTGTTCTGTTGGGCGAGACCAAAGAAAACGGAGTGCTCCTGACTTCGGACAGCCTGTTCATTCATGGACGGGAAGTCTATCATGGCGGTAATGCCAACCTTGCTACTGTGGACTGGTCGATGCACGACGCTACCGTTGCCGGCTCCCTCGAAGTCACGGGAGCGGCGATACTCTCCGGGAGGCTACGGGCCTTGCAGGGCGTGGAGTTGGGCGACGGCGGGCGGATGTTCTTCTCCATCCTCGGGGAGACCGTATCTTGTTTGAGCGACCTTACCTTTTCAGCCGGATGCGGTGTGCGAATCAGCGGAGTTACCGTACTCAAAGGTTCCGGAGCGCGCGACATTCGGTTGGAGGGTGCCGACGGCGACCTGCTCGCGGGCGGCGACCATACGGTTAAAATCCGGTTGATGTCGAACCTTACGGACATCGACGGCGAGCATGTCCTGCTTTCCCCATACGGGGCGGCGTACTTTCCCGACTCCCTTCGGGTACGGCACAACTACGGCGGGGAGTTGCTCTCCTCGTACCGCACCGACAGCGAGGACGAAGGCATCGTCATCCATAAGCGGCTGCGATTCGGGAGCACGGGCGGCTGTTGTTTAAGCGGAAACGAAGACAGGCTGGCTTTCGTTTCCCGTAGCGACCATACCCAAGCTCCCGGCGGCCAATACGAACAGGTTGCGACACTGCTATTCCATGCACCTTCCACCAGTCGTTACGCTCCGCAAAGCCGAACTTCGGACTCCCTGCGCATCGGTACATCCGGGGACTTTATCGTCGCCCTGAATCCCGTCGAGGTCACGGGACACATCGGTATCGACGGGAGCTTCACCCGTCTTACGGCGGAGGGGCTATTCTTTACCGACGACATCTGCCTCAGACAGGCTGGGGACGGCATCCGTCACGGCGGTAACACTTATTTCGACGGTAGTCTCTCCTCGGAGCGATTCACCTCGGGAATGGCCGGTACCGGTTGGGCGATCCTGCGCAGCCGGACGACGGGAAGCATCTCGGCGACCTTCGACGAACTGACCGTCCGGAAACGGATACGGCTTTACGAATTAGAGGTGCAGCGTTCCTCGGCGACCAACGGAGCCTTGTGGGTGACCGATACCTGTTCGGGGGACAGTGTCGAGAAACTGTAAATCCGACTATGGCCCTAAACGAATATTCCCGATTCAAGATACGCATCGACCCCGGTTCCAAGAAACGGCAGGGATTGCACACCGGAGACGTCGT